TTCGGTAACTAAGCGCTGATCCTTTTCAGGATGAAGATAGGCAAGCGGCCCCCATCGTGAAGGATAAAGTTGCTTGTTCTCGCTATGGTAAAGAATGTAATTGACCACGCGGACATTAACGAGGATATCGCCGTCAGGATCAATAAAGACCGAGGGGTTCATTCCCCCAAAGGTATTGGGTATTGCTATGGGTGCTAACTTGCCACCCTGTTCAACCGCCTTTTGAACGAGGTTCATTGGGCTACTCTATCAAGTTCACAAGCGAGCGTGTCTTGTCCTGTGAGAGTTGCGTATAGACCTGAGTAGTGGCTACTGAGGAGTGGCGCATTAAATCTCTAACGGCTAGGAGATCGCCACCGGACTTCTCTAGCATCGTAGTTGCAAAGTAATGCCGTAAAGAGTGAAAGTGCTTGGCGTTCGGGCCGAGGATTCGGCGCATCTCGTCTGCCGCCTTCTTGGAGAAGCCATTAGGGTCAATAACCCATAGTCTGCCAAGAGTGCCGTGAGATTGGATCATCTCGGCAACTCTCTTGGCTACTGGAACGATCAGATCGGTCTTGCCTTTGCCAACTACTCGTAAGGAATAGCCGCCGTTATCTTCAATCAGATCAGCGCCTTCGATCTTGGCTACTTCGTGCGCGCGTAGTCCGACTAAGCCGCCGAGTATGAACCAATCCTTGTAAGGTTGCTTAGCCTCAGCCATCAACTTATCAAATTCAGCCTGGGTAACAGGCTTGGGTACGCCACGACCTGATTTAACCTTTGGCAGATCCTCTGCGGCGTTATTGCCGTTGATGAGGTTCATCTTGTTGAGGTGCTTGTAAATCGAGCGTAGGCGCGAAACATAGTTTGCCTTGGTGGATTGCTTGGTAGCCGATAGGACTACCTTCTCAAGGTCTTGAACAGTAGCGAGCGCAGGGTGAACGCCTATGCGCCGGATAATCTGCCAATCGGTACGGATCACATAGGGGCTAAACCCCGAGGTGTCGTAACGGTTCTTTAGTTGCCGGTATATCTCGTCAAGAGGTACTAGCTCAGTATCTCCCATAGATAAACCCAACTGCGATCCCACATATAAATCCTAATAGAGCTAATCCCATACAAGTAGGGTAACAGGTCTTAACTCTCTGTGGAGTTAGCCAAAGATGGAATAAAACTTTGCTGGCTCTGGCTCTTTGGCAATATAGCCGTCATCCGTTTTCTTCAACTGAAATTCCCAACCAGCATCAACTTTGTCGCCTGATAGAACTTCGGTTGGGAAATAGATTGTGGTTTTGCCAATTTGAATTGGTGTGTGATTGTCCATGCCCCCACCTTACACCCTACGCAGTAGGCGTTTGAAGGCTGGCTAGATAAGCCTGATAGTCGCTATTGGCAGGGTCGGTTGGAATTGTTGCTCCATCCGAACGCCGAATATATGCCCAACCTGTATCAGAAATTTCTTCTGTATATGTGTAATCATTCATTATAGTTCCGCCGTTGCTGTCCATTGAACTGAAAGCCAAGTTGATGAAGTTGTATCAGAACTATACAAAGTGCAACCAGAACTTCCTATTGCATTTGCTGCACCTGTTTTTCCGTTTCCATTTCTTGAAACAACTCCCGAAGTTCCCGCTTCGTCATAAGTCAAAACAGTAGGAGCGGTTCTCATTACAACAGGAAAAGTGCAGTGCAAAGATAACTTACTAGTTGATGCGGTTCCGTAATCCATTGCCCAACTGTTTATATAAGTTGCCGTTCCTGGAACAACTGATAAATCATAAGACTTGCAAAAATACCGTTGGCACAAGGCTAACTCGCCTTGGAGTGTGTTGCTGGCGGTAGTGAATGGAGTGGCTACTGAGCCAGCCTCAAGTTGAACGCCCCAAAGGTCAAAAGTGTTGGCGCTATTACTAGCAGAAGTTCCAAAGATTGCGTTTCTTGCTGCTCCTGCTTGAAGCACGAAATAAACTGTGAGCATATCGGAAGTTCCGATTGTTTGCCCACTTATTGAAGGAATTGCAAAAGTAACGGAATATCTTGTCCAAGAAGTGCCACCAGATAAAGTGACTGTCTTTCCTGTAAAAGTTCCAGATGAACCACCAGAGCCAAAGTTTTGATTGATAGAAACACCGATGTTTGGCGTACCAGATGCAGTCTTGCACCAAAAGGAAACTGTTGCAGTCTGATTGGCTAAAGTTCTAACGCCTTCAACATTGAACTGCAAAGCAAAACTGTCGTTTGTAGTTGTTCCGATACCTGTAAGTGCAGCGCGATAAAATTGCTTTGCTTCATAACCAGCAACGGGGGCAGTTCCAGCCGTAAATGGTTGCGCACTTATGGTTGCAGTTCCGCTAGTCCAATAGTGCTGCCATTGGTCTAAGGTGTAGCCAAAACCGTATGTCACGCCAGTTGAGGTGATATTTCTCTGATTGATGGCGCAATCACCATTGATAATCTTGTTCTTGCCAGCCAAGAACGGAGCTACTACGCCACCGCTTGACTGCTCTACCGTACTTGTAAGTTGTGCGCGTGACATTATGCACCTGCCTGTGGTGTTGAAGAGTTGGATGGGAGTGTGGCTAGATAAGCCTGATAGTCAGAATTGGCAGGATTTGTAGGAACCCACGCACCATCTGAACGAAGGATTGCATCAGTACGAGGCTGGCCTTCTGAGTCGTTAGGAATTGTGTAGGTATATTCGTTCATTATAACTCCGCACTCGCTATCCATTGGAAGGACAATTCTGTGGCAGAAGTAGCATCAGAGGTATTTACCTGAGCCTTTGAATCTCCAATAGCCACGACATTTGCCGCCTTGCCGTTTCCGCCTTTATAGACCTTATTAGCGGTTCCTGCCAAGTCATAAGCAGTAACGCTTGGTGTCGTTCTCATAGTTACTGGGAACCGAATAGTAGTTCCTAAGGTTCCAGTTGTTGCAGTTCCGATAATCAAATCTTCTGCGTTTGTACTAGTAGCCGTTGCTGGAGCAGTTCCCTGCAAGTAACTCATACTGAAATATCGTTGCGCCGCCGCTAACTCCCCCTGGAGTGTTCCGCCAGCGCGGGAGAAGGCAGTTGCTACTGAGCCTAGTTCAAATTGAACACCTGATAAGTAAAGATTGACCCCGTTTGCAATAGTAGCAGTTGAATTGATGGTAACAATTATAGATTTAGCCGTTGAAGGAATTGCAAATTGACCAGTAATGCGATTAAAAGCACCTGAAACTCCAGTCGTTCCAGTTACTCCTGCTAAATATGTCCAACTACCAGAATTAGGATTATCAACCGCCGTTGACCATCCGACATTGTATGTAATGCCCGTAGCAACAGACCCCGAAAGATATGCTGAAAGCGTTATTGTTTGACCAGCAAAAGCGATGGCATTAGCGGTTTCTATTACTTGGCTGATGTAGGGAGTAGTGCTAGCGGTTGCAGCGACTTTCATTGAGTAACGCAATCCAGCAGGTACAACAGTTGATTCTTGGCTAAGAGTGTAATTTACTCCACCCATAACCCATCTATCAGCAGTATAAATTGTTGATGAAACTGAGAAAGATGTTCCTCTTTGCCAGATATCCATGCCGCCATTTATTAGGATGTTTTTGCCTGCCGCTAGTGCTGGCCCTGCCCACGATACGCCTGTGCTGGCAGAAGAGTTTGCAACGAGTGTTGTGCCGTCAGCTCCTACCGCCTGATTGGTGTATGTGCCGGATCCTGTACCTACGATCAAGTCACCTTTAGCGGTGATCTGAGTAGATTGGATAGCGTTGGCGATGTTAAAGGCGTTGTGCGAGATAACTGTGGCGATATCGCTAGCAACTAGAGCAGTTAGCCCTGTGATCGAAGTACCTGTGGTTGCGGTGTAGTCCACTCCGCGCTCTAGGAGTACGCCGTTGATGAATACCTGCTCAGCACCAACTACATAGCTCAGAGTTGTTGAGAATCCGTCTGTGCCTGAAAGGGTTGTTTCGCCACCTGTTGCGGTGTAGCGCCATTGCTGCATAACAACGGCAGGTGTAGTTCCCTGAAGTCCTTGTGTTCCAAGAAGTCCTTGGGTTCCCTGAATGCCTTGAAGTCCGGTTGTACCCTGGCTACCAGTTGATCCAGTAGTTCCCTGGGTTCCAGTCGTTCCC